ATGGAAACGAATGACATAAAAACATTGAAGGAATTGCACAAACTGTCGGGAAGAAGTTTTAAGACTCTTAGATCAAACCACCATAAGAAAGGTTTATATAGTGTTGACTTAGTTGTGGAAGGGTATTTGGATTTACTTTTCACTGTTGCTAATTTAATCAAGGTCTCCATTTTGGCTCTTGATTCAGATGAAACGTGCTCTAGTCAAGTACCGGATCCACCAACTAATATAAAGAATATGTTAGAAATAGCGCTTCAACTATTACCTTATGAAGAAGCAGAATTTTTAGACAAATCAAAGGAATTGCTTTTAAAGGAAAATCAGGATAGTATTCCTGAGAATTAAAACTTGGAGGGTAGATTTCTATTGTCTCCTATCCTCACCATATTTCAACTATGATTTAGACAAAAAACAATTCTATCTTTGAAGGAAGTGTGATTTATGAGTAATTAGTGAAAGACCCTCAAGACGTTCTTTTACTTTTAAAAAAGGAGATGTGTGATGAAAAATGAAGAGGAAAATGAAAAAAGAAGAATCACTCCAGAGAAAGCTTTGGAGTTGTTTTATAGGGAGAATGAGAGTTTAACTCTTGAAGTCGATAAAAAATCATTTCGCAATGCTAAAACAAATGATGAAAATAATCAAAGTAAGTCAAGCAATTTGTCAATTTTAACAATTCGAGAAGTTGCTCTGAAATTAAAGTTAATTAATAGCGAAGCAGCTAAAAAATGGATAGAAAAAAGAGGAATCAGAATTCATAAATTTTCTAAACAAAATATTGTTTACGAAATCGAAGTGATATGTGAAATTGATAAACCTTTTGTGAAATCTTTAAGATTAAAATACCCATTAAGATGGAAAAAAATATACAGAAATCTGGTTAAAGATAAGAATGTGTATGAACTATTGGTTTTACAACTAGAAGGAGAGTTAGATTACGTTCCAACCACTAAGGTGAAAAGGAATATAGAGGATGAGAAACTATATAATGATTTAATGAAATGAATAAGTTAGTATTACCAAAGAAAAAATATAAAGGAATTAAGATTTATTGTAGAATATGTAAAGTAGATAATCCTAAATGTAATCATTTTGAAAGCTTTACGTATAGAGTAAGAGTTCATATCCCAGGAACTCAAAAGAGTGTCAAGTCTAAAATATTAAACTCAAAGATTTATAGTGATGCGGTAATTGAAGCTATCAATTTTGAAAAGCACTTAAAAACCAATAATTATCAAACAATAGTAGCTGATTCGGCCGAAGGAAATGATTATTCTGTTATTGATTCCATAATAAAGTATAATCAGTATTTAAATGGTGAAAGTGAGTATGCTCAATTTAAAAAGAGTGTTACTAATGAACACCGTATAAGGGGCTAAACCAAACATACACCCAAATCATTAGACTTTAATATAAAAAAGGTTTAAAAAGGTTTAATTTCTATTTAATAAAAAGGTCGAAAAATTAAACTTATTCAAAAAAAGGTTTAATTTTTGGCTTTGATAGTTGATTTTATATACTCAATTTCTGCCTCTAAATCCCCTACACGGTCATAAAGTACCGTAGGGTCTGGTAACTCAAAGGAAAGGTGCATTTTAACAGCGATTACTTTAATTACTCCAGACGAATAACGCCTAAAACAATAGCTATGGCGTGAATTTTAGAAAGGTGCAATTCATACGGATCATAGGAAGGATTATCGCTTACAATTTGTATGTGATCATCGCTTCCTTTTTTTATGCGCTTAATTAATGCCCCTTGATCTGTATCAAGGACATACACTTTATTCCATTGAAAAAATATGTCGTTTAAAACTAGCTTCTTACAGGCTACCAAATCGCCACTATTGTATTTTGGATACATACTACTTCCTTTTACTCTAATCATAAAATCTACGTTAAGCTCTGTGAATTCAGGTACTACATACCTTTGTGTATCGTAATCCATAACCTGAACACCTCCAGAACCAAAACCTGCCATTGCATCAATTGGGATTAATGGGATTCCGTACTCTTCTTGTGGTTGGCTCAGTAAATCAGTAACATTTTTTATACTTTTCGTTTTGTCTGAAAATGTTACCCTTTTTGTTACCATTTCATTTGGTAACATATCTTTTATGTTTGGTTTTTGAATATCACCCTTTCCCTTTAGTAGAAAATTACCGTCAACATTTATGCATTTTGCATAAAGCAAGTCGATGTCAAAGGTGTTTCTTGTCTTCCAAGATGACAAAGTTTGTACTGAAATACCTAAAAAACCTGCAAATTCCGTATCAGACTTAAAGCCGTAATAACTCCTTAAGTCCTTTAAAATCTGTGTTTTATTAATTTCAATACTCATAAGTTAAATTTAATTTACGCAAAATGAATAAATTATTTACTCGTTTTGCGTTTTGTTTACTCATTTTGTTTAAATTTGTCCTACTTGAACGATACAAAGATATATAAAAATAAAAGCCATGAGCAAATTAATATTAGAAGCTAGAAAATTTAAAACATGGGAACTACTCCATAACATGACTGGACTTAGCAGATCATACTGTAAAAAAGTAATGATAGACACCCGTAAAAGGGATTCTGACAAGGCTAAACTAATCGTTGAAAAGTTCAATGAGTTAGAGAAAATGTTAATCAAGTAGTAGGTAGTACATGCAATTGTTACACAACGACATCCAAATACGTAATTATAAAGATGGTGAAACCCTATGGGTTTCTCACCGCTTGGTGTTACAAGTGTCTCAAGTAACAGATGACTACTTACGTAAAGCTAGAACCCTTTATAAAAAATCAATCCAAAAAGGCTACAAATACGGTGACTTTTTGCCTAATACAGGTAGCGCATGGCGTTGGGGCAAATCAAACGGAACATTTTACTATGACTTTGACTGTTTACCTGATCGTAAGCCAACGCATTACCGTTCAAAATTTGGTACAAAACACGAGCTTCTTACAGCGTATGAAGCTCTGTTAAGTACAGATAAAAACAACAAACAAAATCAAATCAATAGCTTAATTCAATCACAAGTAAACACGTTCATTGACAATACTGATATACGATACTTTATGTATGATGCAATTGTCGGTTACAATCAAATCCAAGCCTTTCAAATGGCTACGGCTAGAGCGTGGTGTATGTTTCTAAACAAGCAATTGTTTAACGACAATTTCAAAGAATTAGGGATCAATAAAAAAGGAGATTTTATACAAATCTGTGCCGATATGATTGCACCGCTACAACTGGAAGGATTCAAAGTAAATTCAGCAGCTTATTTGCGTAATAAAATCAATGAATTTCCGATCAATAATTTGACCGAACAAAGAAACTTCTTTGTCTCTGGAAAGTACGGAAATGACAACGCTCAAATCGTGGGTAAATACCCTTTAGTAGATGAGAGTACAGGACAAATTTACCAGTTCGATATTCATCAAGCAATGATGTTCAATTTGTATATGAATCCTGGGGGATCAACTAAGGAATATATCCGCACACTTTGGGAACGTGACTATTTCGAAGATGTAAAAGAATTCGACTTACAGCCTGTGGCCTATCGTACTTTTTGCCATCATTTAACTCGTTTTAACAAAACGATTTTAACAGCAAAAGCACGTCACGGTGAGGACTACTATAAAAAACACGTACAAACATACGTAACAACGGAACGTTTAGAATTTGCTCACTCTTTATTTGCAGGAGATGGTTCAGGAACGATCAACTACAAATACAAGAAACCAAACGGTAAATGGTCAACTATGAAGCTCTATGTAATTCTTATTACCGATGTAGCGAGTAGACAAATTGCAGGATGGTCAGCCGCTCCAGTAGGATCACACAAAGAAACCGAGCAAATGGTTAGAGATGCGGTAAAAATGGCAATCGAAAACGGTGGTAATCAAACCATGTTTGAATTCATATCAGATAACCACGGAGCGTTCACTTCAGGAGTTAGTAAAAGCTTCTTGAATCTAGCCTTTAACAAGGTTAGAACCATCGAAGCGGGTAACTCACAAGCGAATCCAGCCGAAACGCAATTCCGTTTGTTTAAACGTAGTTTAAAAGACATTAAAAACTTCCTTTCGACCTCGTGGGGAACTGGAATAGAAGGACAATCAAATCCCGATCATTTAGATATTGACGAATTACCAAATTACCAAGACGCTTTAATACAAATGCACCAGTTAATCACTCGTTGGAATACTACCAAACTACGTGATGGTGTATCGCCTGCGGAACGTTTCGCAATCAAACATACTGATTGCGTACCATTGGAACCAGTTGTAATGCGCTACTTATTTGCAAAGCACACCAAAGTAGACATAAGCTATATGCGTGGTTATGTAAATGTGTATCGCTCACAAGGGTACGAAAGCGAACAATTTCAATTTGAAATACCACAATACGGTGGTGCTGGTACCGAGATGATCGCCAAAGCAACGGGTTACACCTCAGGAGCTGAAGTAATGGTAGTATGGGATGATGATTATGCCGATTTATACACGCTTGATCAAAAGTTTATCATGACTTGCAAACGTGTAATAGGTGCTTCACAATCTCATGCCGAAACGGATGACACCAAAGCCAACGCTTTAGGCCATTTAAAAGGTAGAAAAGCCCGTCAAACTGAATTTATAGACGAGTTCGAAGCTTCACTTAATGAAGTGATAGAAGATTTAGGCTATAGCCATGCAATGGCACTTGGAGGAAATAAAGAGAATTACAACGCAAATAAAATAAATAACGAGAATACTAACCTTAAAAACACGACCAAAAAGAGAGTAGACAGGGATTTCAACAGCTCAGATTGGTCGGCTTAAATTATTCATTATGGCAAAGTTAACACAAATTCAGAAACTAGAAGTAATACCGCATGAAATCGAAAGGTATTTACACGACAATGCAACTACACAAGTAGCACTGCCACAATTAGCAGGCATCGATAAAGCCTATGTAAATCAAATCCTAAAAGGAAATGAAATGATTGGTAAAGCTAAGATAGCCGATAAATATTACGAGGCAATTGCATTGGCTATTGGGTTTAAATTGGAGAAAACGTACTGGAATCACTTTAACACCTACAATTTTAAACAAGCTATTATCACGTTTGAAAGAGCCAAAGAAAAGAAAATCCGTTTAGGATTAGATGGAGATACAGGACTCGGTAAGTCCTACGCTGCAATGATGTTTAAACGCAAATATCCTACTTCAGTATTCCTAGTGAAATGTTCTAGCATCGAAAACTCTAAAGAATTTGCAATCAATCTAGCTGAGGAGGTAGGTGTCGCTACCACAGGTACCAAAGGGGCTATCATCAAAAGAGTTTGTCAAAAAATAAGAACATTAGGAGGTAATCCGATGATCATTATTGATGAGTTGGAAAACTCCAAAGCAGGGAATATTCCAACGGTTAAAACTATCGCAGATGAATTACAATATTATGCTGCTGTAGTAGTAATTGGGATTGACGTTCAAAAAATGTTAGCCAAAGCAGCCGAACGCCGCAAAAACGGTTTTATTCAAACCAATCGCCGTTGGTCATTTGGCTGGACTTACTTAGATCCAGCAATTGGAGAAGACATTGAGAGTATTTGTATTGAATTAGGAATCACAAACAAACCCGCTCAAAACTGGCTTAAAGCAAGGGTAAAGGATTTTGATAGTTTAAAAAACATCATTTCAAATGCACTCGAAGAGGCTGAAAAATCAGAAGAAGAAGTAACTATTTCATTATTAAACGAATTGTACCCATGCTAAAAATTTACAACCCAACACAGCGCATCCTGATTGTTAAAAACAAAAAAGGAAAAATAGTAAAAGCTTACGGCGGTGCAATAGCTACTGAATACTGGCACAAACACTTAAATAAAATCGCTACTAACTCAATAAACTAAACATGATAGTATCCAAACAATGGTTAGAAAACAAGATAAAAGAACTTAATCAATGGCTTTTAGACCACGAAAAAGGGAATCATTTTGATTATGCTCCCAAAAGACAAAGCCGTAATTACTACGTACAAAAATTGATTGACCTCGAAGAAAACCAATTAGAAACAATTAAAATATAACAAAATGGAAGCAATTACAAAACAAATTCACGAAATGACATCAGCTGAACTAATCGAATTAGGGAAACAAAGAGCTGCTGAAGAAAACAAGAAACAAGACCAAAGAAAACAGGCTCATTTAAAGGACAAAGAGCACTTTTTGAGCGAAGTTTTAGAGCGTTACAATGATGCTCAAGCAATCTTAACTACTCTAAAAGCGGAAACCATAGCCCATGCCGAAAACTTCAATAACCTGAAGTACGAACTGGAAGGAAAACCAACCAAAGAAGCGAAGAGCTTCGAGCTGAAAAATGAGAAAATCAAAATCATAGTCGAGTCTCAAGACCGCTTTGATTTTAATGATGAAGCAATCGTTCACATCAATGCCATCAAGGATATTTTTAGAGAGAAATTCGAAAATAGAAACAAAGGATTCTACAACCTTTTGGAAAGTATTCTTATCAAAAATGCCAAAGGCGAATACGACGTCAAGATTCTAACCAAAGCACGCAAACAAGTGCGTGAGCTGGGCGATGACAAACTAATCGAAGAATTTGACAAGCTTAATGATTGTCTTATCGTAGTAGGTTCTACCAAGTACATTAGAGTCTACACCCTAGACGAAAAGAACAAATGGAAAGATGTTTCACTTAATTTTTCAAGTCTATGATAACAGGTTTTATAATTGAATTAGAGGATAATGGGCAGGATTTTTTGAGTTTTACTACCAATGCAAATGGAGTAATTGTAAAAACTGAACCATTTCAAGGAGATGTTTGGAATGGAGGTTACATACCTGTAGAGTCGCAAGAAGTAGGAAGACTTTGTATGATGCATAAACCGCCCAATATAGTATATGGTTATTTAAAACACGAAGTTGTTAAAATAACAGAATTAAAAGATTAAACCCATCCCAAATGGCATACGCTTACGTTCGAGTCGTAAGTGGGAGCGAAAAAATGAAAAATTAGTAAAAATGAAAGCAATTGGAATCACACAGTTCCTAGACAAATCCTTTGAAGTTTACGACTTCCAAGGTGATTGGCTAGAGAGTTTCGGTCAACCCGAAAAGAACTTCATAATGTCAATTTATGGAGGTTCTGGAAACGGTAAAACCGAATTTGCTATACAACTTACCAAACACATGGCATCATTTGCCAAAGTTTTGTACTGTTCGTATGAGCAAGGGATATCTAAATCATTGCAGGACGCTATTAAGCGTAACGATATGCAAGATTTAAAAGGAAAAGTAATGTTTACTTCAGGTGGTGTTTTTGATGATTTAATCCTTCGATTAAAACGTCCAGCATCGGGCAAAATTATCATTATTGATAGTTTGGATTATGCCAAATTGAGCCTTGATCAATTCAAAATCCTAAAGAAAACATTCCCACGCAAAAGCTTTGTTATTATCAGCTGGGCAAAAGGCGACAAACCACGTAATCAGCATGCAAAAGACATCGAATTTATGTCTTGTATCAAGATTCTAATCAAGAATTTCAAAGCGTACCCAGTGAGCCGTTTTGGCGGGAACAAACCCTTTGTTATTTGGGATAAAAAAGACACAACACCAGTACAACAAAAACTTTTTTAATATGGGAACTCCAAAAAAAAGACAACCAAGAACATTCAACACCTTTAGTGATTCTGATAGTGCGGTAAACAACTATCAAAACAACAAGAAAAGAGAGGTCGAAGCATCAAAACCAGTAAGCAGTCAATCGATATCAGCAGAAATGGAATTGACAATGAAACGCAAGCGCAGCAACATTCTTACAATCGCCACTAGAACGGGGATAAAAGAAGCCGATAGCTGGACAAAGTTCAATAGTTGGATGTTAGCTAGTAGTGTTCATCATAAAGCCCTTAATGCTTATGATTATAATGAACTAGACGAATTAGACAAGCAGTTTAGACAGTTAGAAATTAACTATGAACATAGTGCGCAAAAAGTAGGAAACAAAGCATGGCATCATGCTACAGGAATACCACAAAGCTCTCAAAATTAAAAAGAGCCCCTAATAATACTATCAGAAGCTCTATCAACTTGGCGGTTGTTTGAGCTTCAAAGATAGCTAAATGTCCTACACGAGAAAGAATTTTTTAAAAAGAGTTTTAAAAATCCAAGAAATTGCTTTGCATCATCGCAAACAAGGCCTGTTTTTTAAAGAAATCTATCATTTACACATCGAAAATCAATTCGATATCTGTAAGCGGACATTTGACTCCTATCTCGGTATAAATGCTAGAAAACAAATGAGAGAATTACACGAAAAATCACAAAATAACAATCAATTAAACCTTTTTTAAATGAAACACGAACTAAAAATCTATCCCGAACATTACAGAAATGTGCTGTTGGGATTAAAGAAAGTAGAAGTCCGTTTGAATAATCGGAATTACCAAGAAAATGACCTCTTACTTCTCAATGAATACGACCCCAATAAACAAAAATACACAGGTGGTCAAGTAATCAGGAAAGTAGATTTTATCATTAAAGATGTAGCGGGTTTAGCCCATAATTATGTGGTTTTGCAAATCTCTAAACCCCTTTAAAATGAAAATAAAACTAAGTCTAACACCTGAAAACGCCATTATCATAGCTGCAACAATCGAAGCGGTTTATAATTCAAAAGCGATATCGCGAAGGGAAAAATCAACTTTATCAATTGCACTTGATGTTGCTGCTAAGTTGGATGGTAAAGCGATTCATATTAAGGCAAAAATGAATCTTTTTGACGCAAAAAAGAAAATTAATGTCTCCTTAAAATTTCATGAAGCCGATATGTTAGAGTTACTCCTTCTTCAGCAAATCAAAGAAATTCATGAGCCATACGTTAAAATACAAATTCAAAAAACAATCAATGATTTAAACCAAAAACTAGCCTAATGCACAAGAAAGTAAAAGACAAAAGGCCTGTTTCAAAAATAGAAACAATTTTTGAAACCGAGCATCGATTAAGAGGGGAAGCCATACTAATATCAAAAACATTTGTACACACCAAACCGATTAAATTCCTATTAAAATGAGAAAAAAGATATACATAGCAGGAAAGGTTACAGGACTACTTAGTCAAGATGTAGAAAATAAGTTTTTCATAGCATCAAAAAACCTTTACGACATGGATTTAGAACCTGTAAACCCAGTACAAGTTGTAAATAACCCCGAAGCAGAATGGAATGAAGCCATGAAACTATGTGTAACCGCCTTAATGCAATGTGATGCGGTTCTAGCATTACCATGCCATAGCAGCTCCAACGGTGCTAAAGTAGAGGTTTGGCTCGCAATGAATTTGGCCATACCTGTTTTTTTTGACCTAAACCAATTACGACAATGGAAGAATACACCACCTACGAAGTAACCTTCATCGCTACAAAAGAAAAATGGATTTTTCAGTACAGGAAATCAGATGGGATACTGCATTGTTTTATCAATTTAAAAGGCTCGAGCTTCATTAATTTGTTACGAAAGCAAACCTTTCCTGAGAATGTACAAATGATTGAAGACTGGGCGAAGTTTAAGAAGATCGTAACCATAGAACTCAAGATAGACGATTTTAGTTTTGAATCCTTTTGGGATAAATACGACCTCAAGCGCAAAAAGGAACAAGCCCAAAAAGCCTTTGAAAAATTGGATTTAACGAGTAAAATAAAATGTTTTTCAGCTCTTAAACATTACAACGAGGATTTAAAGAAAACAGGTCAAGCCAAAGCGCATTTAGTGACTTGGTTGAACCAAAAAAGATACAACGATGAGTATTAATAACTGGGAACTTACGGCAGAGGAAAAAAGTAAATTATCTGAACAAGACAGAAAGGATTACGAAACCGCGATTAGGTACAAAAAACACGATTGGGCTTGCGGTTCTTATGGCGGTTGGGTCCGAGGAAATGATATTTTAAAAAAGCTTGGGTGGAAAGAAGAAAAACAAACCGAAGGGAATAGAAGCTTTGTTTTTTTAGTCAAGCCAAAAAAGATACAACGATGAGTATTAATAAAGCAAAATTAAGATTTTTTGCATTGATGTGGAGGCTTTGTGAACTAGAGAAACAAAGGAGGTTTAAAATTGATTTAGAATATCACGCTAGAGTTGAGCAATTTGAACGAGAGCCTTTGATTTATATAAGACAAAACGAGTACAAAGAACCCGTTTTTTATGAGTATGAAGGAAGTAGATTTATTAGTAAGCCAAAACATAATTTTAAAAAGAGGTAGTGAAATGGATATAAAAAAAACAGAATATTATATCGAAATAAATGGAAATGATAATAATGGTGAATTTATGATTCGTATCCAAAAAGATTGCTGTCAGTTACAAATTGAGACTGAAGATAATGATGCGTACATAGATGTAAGTTATGCAAAGTTAAAAACAATTAGAAATACAATAAATGAAATCCTAGAAGGATACGAAAAGTTAAATCACTAAAAAAACAACAATAAAATGAAAAACTTAAAAGAATTTGTAGACACACTAGTAAAAATTGAATATTTAGACCATTGTAACGCTTATGGCTTCTATCCTTTTCAGATGTACGTAGAGGATAAAGACGAAAAAGGAATCATGTGCAGCCTTGATTTAGGTGGTGATATAAGAGCGGTTTACCATGCCTTTGCTGAGCATTACAGTAAAAACCCTAAACGAGTGTACTTAGCAGTAGATTTCCCTGCTATTGGCGATATTCTAAGCGATTTTGTTTGCATTATTGCCTACGAGAAAGAAGAAATGACCCTCTACGCAATACCCTACAGCGTCGAGACTGGAGAAACCTTCTCTGAGGTAAGAGATAGTGAAATCCTTAACAAAATACACGATGATTTAGGATTATTTATTTATAAAATTAACTAAAAATGTATTCCGTTTAATTTAAAACTAGCAGTATGAGAGCTACAAAATATTTTAAAAACAGTACCGATATGGCAGATTTTGCAAAGCATTTCAAAGCCTTAAAAAAAAACAATTGGTACATACGCACTACGCTAATTTGCGACCATGTTCTTAACGAAAACCGTAAAGCTATAATATTGGCAACAGGTGAAACCATTATGCAACGCCTAATCACTTGCAAGGTGTGTAATGAGCATGGGAATGCTGTAGAGCCTATTAAAAAATAACGTTTTATAAGAAAGCCGTTCATTTATTGAACGGTTTTCTTACTTTTGGTAACCTTTAAAATTAGAAAAATGAAAAAACTATTATGCTTTTTGCTATTAATACCAACATTCTTAATTGCTCAAAACAAACCTGATTGGGAATACGACTTTAACAGACCTATTGGGGCTTTCTTTCCAAATTACTTCCCTATGACTAACAAGTATATGCCCGCCCAAAATACCTATTACGAATACAATTGGGTATCGAATAACATGCAAAATTTGATACATAGTTATTTCAAATTACATCGTAATTCTAATGATATAAATGGAGATGATTATATTATCAATACCTATAAAACGACTGCTGGAAGTGCAATAGATAATTTAAAAATTAAGTACAATCTATTTCAGGTATATGGGCTTTATGTGGTGAGTTCTTTAGAGGTTACAGGAAGCAAAGTTCAAGTAATAAAACTATTTATTTATCTTTATAATAACGAGCTTCAAAGTGCAAATTTAAAAAATGGTTTCATCAAGACAATGGCTCAAGATGTAGCTATCTACAGTATTGTAAATGGCGTTGCATCAATAAAAATAACGAATGGTGTTTATAAAAACAGTACTCAATTTAAGACAGATTTTGAAAAAAGAAAAGAGAAGTTTAAAACAGATTTAATGCTTGCAAAGTTGGAAGACGAACAGCGAAAATTAGACTATGAAGCTGATATTAAAAAAAGAAAAGCGCAATATACAGCTGACAGTATAGCTCGAAAACAGGAAACAATTAAAGTCCATTTGGATTGGGCTAATGAAGAAGCTTCCAAACCTAAAGAATCTATAAATGTATTTTATTTTAAAAAGTCGGGTAAAAAAATAGCTTTTAAAAACCAACCTTCGGAGGATTTAGAAAAGCTAATAATTGAAAAAACAAGTGATAGTAAAAACGGCACTTATTCCGCTTATGTTAAGACAATTGCAGTTTTAGAAAACAAAAGTTATACTATTAAAATAAATCCAACAGACAAAACATTTTAATCATCAAACTCAATAGTTAGTTCTCCTTTTAAATCTAACGTATCATAATCGCCCTCTTGGTAATCGCCTCGAGGGCTTTTTCGTCCTGAATAACTACACTCGTAAGTCAATAAGTAGATGTTTACAATAGAATCCATTTTATTAAAACCCTCAGAAACAACTTCTAGTTTGCCAGTTTTCTCCGTTTCAATAGTTTGTGCGATTTCGTCAATACAATCAATAAAATCTAAGAACTGCAAAGCTAAATCCTTGTTTAGTGATATGTTACTTGTATCTCTCAGTTGCTCAAAACAACAATAAAACGTTATTGTAGCAATCGGTGCATCGCCACTATGATCGATGTCCCAATCTACAAGTAACGAAGGTCTTGAGAATAGTTCGAAGTTTTCTTCAAACTGATCTTGTCCAGCGTATAGATCAATATATTCGACTGGAGCAATATTCTTATCAGTAAATTTGGCTTTGTTCTCCCCTGTGCCAAAGGCTTCAATTAGTTTGTTGTAAAATGCTTTCATTTAAATCGGGTTTAACTTATTTTAGAATCTCGTTTATTTCTCTTTGTACTAGTCGTTCTATTCTACGTAACAAGATGGTCGATTCTCCAATGAACTGCCTTTTTGGTAATGTTATTTTACGCTTACGGCGGTGTGCTTTTACGGTTTCAGTTCTTCCCTTTCGAGTACGAGAATGTGTTTTTATATTGATCGTTTGATTGATAACTGCGCCTTCATTGTGCGCTTCAGCATATTGCACATCCGTTCCAATCGTTACGCTGTTACGAGTTACTTTCGTTTTACGAATGGAGCGTTTTAAACGTCCAGATTTGACCATTAACGAACCTCGTGCAGCGGCTTTCTTTTGTTCTTCACTCAGCCATTCAGGCGATGGTTTACGAGCTTTCCAAGCCGTTACACCCTTATCTACCCAGTTCTTACGTACAAATCGTTCCTTGCTGAAATTGACGGCTTCAATAGCCGCCAATTCAGGGAATTTATCATATAATTTACTCAAGCGGTTGAGCTTTTTTAAAAAGTCCGGGCTTATCATATTTAAGCAGTTTCTGCATTTATTAATACTCGTTGCATCATTTCTTTAAACCATGCTTCTACATCTTCCTTAGTCATTCCTGCATAAGCTGATTGCGATACATTGATACCGCCTTTATTAAAAGCATCGATTCTAATATCGACCTTTTTAACTTGGTTGGCTTCTCCTGCGACTTTGCTTATTTCTTCGCCTTGCTTTTTGTTTTTGCCTCCTGTTCCTGCTAGTTTGCCGTCTAGTACAGGAGCTTTGAGTAACGAAGTTGGCTCTACTTTTTTCGTACCCCACAAATCAGGAGTTTTGATACCTTTTAATCCCAAAGGGTCTGTGGCATCTACATTACCTATAGTTGCAACCTCTCCAGTTGTTATCAATCCTTGTTCGCTTCTAAATTGTCTAATAGCCTCAGCTCCTTTTTGAGCTAATCCTGTAGGGTCAAAATTGGCAATAGTTTCTAGTATTTGTTGTAGCGGTTTTAATATAACATCTAAAAGTACTTGACCAATTCGTTTTAGGCCTCCTAATATCCCATCCGATTTAAAAGCGTTTACTATACTATCCCAATGGTCGTAAATTAATTTTAAAGCAACTATTAACCTACCTATTGGTCCCATAAATACTAAAACCATTGCACCCCAGTCGTCAAAATACTTGATAGCTAATACAACAACACCTATCACTGCGCCAATTGCCAAAGCTACCCACATATATGGACTTGCAGCTGCTGCCAAATTAGAAAACCATTGCGCTGTGGTCAATGCTTGTATTACAGTTGTTAAACTCGCCAATGTGACAATAGACATTGAGACACCTTGCAAATAAGGCATCATTGCACCAACTTTTTCCGATACATACGATTCTATTCCTGCAATAAAACCTTTTAAGCCTTCATCTGCTTGCTTGATGTTGGGAAGTTTTCTAGGGTCTAAATCCATAGAACTCAATCCTAAAATAAATCCCATACCAGCATCTTCACCTGCTCCTTTGAAAATATCTGTCAATGCTAATTGTTTGGCTTGTGCATTTGCTCCTTCCATTGCTTTGGATATCATTTGTACGGCTTGAAAGGAAGTTTTACCTCTTAGGTCTCTCTCGAAATCCAAACCAATTCCTTTTAATGCTGCCATTTGAGCAGGACCCATTTCTTTTAAAGATAAATTAGCCTCTTTTATCGAGTCGATTGCTTTATCTGAGAATACTCCATTCTTCCCAGCATTAGCCATTATAACCATCATATCACTAGCATTCAAGCCTAATTCTTTTATTTGTGGCGCATACTCTTTGAATTGGTCAAGCATATCGCCATTTAAGTTAGCTCCTTTCTCATATCCTTGTTGTAAGATAGCCAAATTGCTTTCAAATGAACCTCCAAGCTGTTTGGTTAGCGCATTGGCTGATTTGGCAATATCGTCGTCGTTTGCCTCCCAAACCTTACCTAGTTTGTGAATTCTAGTTGACATTTCGTTAATATTTTCAACGCCCATTTGTGCAAGCATTGTCTTGGTGTTGGTAATGCTTTTTGTGAAGTCTAACTTTTGGCTTAGGTTTTCAACTATTTCAGACATATTATTCATAGCTGTTGGGTCAAGAGCTTTGCCGAAATTCGAAAAAACCTTTATTTGCTTTAAATTAAAGCGTTGCAGTTTGCTTTCCATTTTATCGGTAGCACCTGATAATTTGGCTTGCACTTGTGATAATTTGTTGTTAAACAACTTATCACTCAACTCCATAACGAGTTCTAATTTTGATTTTTTAGCCATATTGTAATTTTTTTATATCTTTGTATTAGCAAGTAAGATGAAGCCCCTAACATTAGCGCTCACTGAGATAAGGAATGCACAGCGTGAAGGGATCATTTAATTGAGGGTTTTATTTTACCGCTTTCCTTAAAAGAAGACCTTTACGTAAGTTTAGGTCTTCTTTTTTTGCTCTATACCATGTCTTGATTACTAATCCATCTTTTGCCATTTCACAATCAATAACGATGATGGTATCGTTATAAAACTTCATATACCTGGACTGAAACTTCCCTCCTAAATCAGGCTCATTGTACCACACTTCATCAGGATTGTTTAAAATGTCTTTGATATGCGGAAACAATTGATGTCTTTGTTCGCTTTCCTTTAAATACTTGCCTTTGGTATGAAAATCAAAGTTCTTTTGGGTTACAATCATTTTTCGACCATAGTAATCTTTAAACCGCATAAATTTTTCATCATTCACGGTTTTAAAGAGTTCTTTAGCGTTGTCTCCAGTAATGGTTTTGTCAATTGAAAGTTTGTTTAAATTCGATTTAAACGAATCCCACGGTTTTAAATCATACTTATCGAAAGTCATTTCGTTGACCTTTTTAGGCAATCCTTTGATGTCGCTATAAAATTGTGATTTAGTAAAAACCTGCTTTAGATCACCACGATTGATATTGAATTGACTTTTTGACCATTTGGCATCATCTGTATTTAACATCTCCTGAGCTAGTTTCCCGCTCATTACTTGCTCAGGCTTTGGTGTACGGTTGTATTGCTTGAATTCACAACGACAACCATGACCATTTGGCGGAAACAGTTTCATGGCTTCACGATCACTTAAATTAAATATTTTACCATCAAGCTTGGCGTGTTCGCTTCTTACTTTCGAGTCTCCTGCCGTTTCATATTGAACGAAAGAAGTAACTGTATCCTTTTCGGCTAAAAAGCGGTGGTAAGCTGCCGAATTTTGCCCCACAGCAACTGAAAGATTGTATTCGGTTGTTAAGTAGTTTTGATTTAAATCCTTTACTCTTTCATTGGCCAGTTTCTTAAAATCAGATTCAGATCTAATTTCGTTTTTCTCCTGGTCAATTAACAAGTCTGTCATGGCTGCCAAACGTGCCTCTGTTTTAGAATCAGAGAACTCAAACAAATTGTATTCCATCAACTGCATGGCTAATGTGTCAGGTGTGTTATAGCCTGTAGTTATGCCGTAACCTGATTTTAAACCTTTGGTCAATTCGAGAGCTTCAGCAACTATTAACTTCCCTTCAGTACCAATTGTTTCTTCTTTATTCCAAATTGCATTGATTAACTTATTGGTTAATTCATCTAGAATTTTATTGCTGGCCGATGCTGTAGGTGCGCTAGAACCACAACATTTATGAATAGTCTGGTCTTTTCCAAGATTCAGGGGTTGGATTGTTTTCTTCTTGCTTGGTAGTTCCATTTTTAGTGCGTTTTAGTAGTGCTTCTATTGTTTTTGATGCTTCTAATTGTGCTACAATTTGCGTGGGCGATTGTTGTATTTTACCCACAATCGGAATATTAAAAGTTTCAGAAAGCCAATCCTGTTCTACTTCATATTGATTCATTATTCCTTGAGTAATAGTCCAAAATTGTACAAGATCAATTTCTTCTTTGGATTCAATCCATTCAAAAATATCATCGTCAGATATATAACTATAACCTTGTATTTGAAGTAAGGGCAAAAGTTGATCATTAACTGTAAATGCGATATCCCTTCTATCAGCTTGACTAATTTTATAGTCTAAGGAACGCTCGTGTACTTCGGTTTGGGAACGGTTGGCAGCGTCAGAACCTAGCGTATTAGATCCAACCAAAACCCCAGCAATTTCATTACTGTTTTGCTCAATGAATTTAGAATAGACCATATAAGCATCGGTGCGGTTGGCTTCATCAAACTTGATGGTCGTTCCTTCAGGAAACACACCCACCGAAGCTTCAGCAAGTGATAGTAGTTGCTTTTCTACCTTATCAATATGATCGGAATTGTTGTTGTTAGTAGTTGCTGACACCATTGGCATGCCAAACTTTTCACAAAATTCCGCCCACGATTGGGATACATTCCGCTTCCAAATCAAATTGGGAATAATATCATTGATGATCCCTAACGGATTGTCAGGGTTTAATTCAATAACCCAAGGTTTATGAATAGGGTCATCATACTGAATAAATACTTTGTCCTTACCTAAGTCAGGGTAGATGCGCTTTTGAGACGGTACAGTGTTACGAGGTGGGATAACATCAAATTTGATATTGTGACCATCAAAGCTTAAAAACTCAAGAATTCTAGTGCCTTCAATTTTTGATTCCAGATCAGTACCTAGATACCTGTAAAACCATTGTTGTTGAAATAGTTTTGAAGCTAATTCATTGAGTTCTCCAGTCTTTCCGTTACGTATTTGAAAGTCGACTGATAAAGTAGCCGATTTACGCAAAAGGGATTGCGTTTTATAAGTACCATCGGTACGCAAATCCTCTACCAAATCAAAGTATCTGTTATAGCGTGGTGTTTCAATGTGATCGATAGCCATTAATGCTAAACGCCACGTTTGTATTTCCTTTCGACTTCTATCTTTGTAGGCTTTTGCAATCTGCATAATGATACCGTCTGCATTTTTCTTGCCTGATCGTAGTGGTTGTGTCTCTGTTTTGGCTACTGGGGCAAAATTACGCCCCTGTGCGTTTCTTAGTTTGTTTATTGAATTCCTTTTCATATAATATAAAATAGTGCCTTAGAATTGAGTTTAAACGTGTTTTAAATCGGTAACACTACCATTTGTTATTGCTTGATTTGTTGTTACTGCTTATTCTAACCGTTCCTTTAGTTTCGCCACTATCGTTTGTGAGTAATGGCAAATCGGCTGTTTTGTTTGGTTCTAGCATTCCCTTTAACCAGTCCAAAGCATCTTGATACCGATTAGAGCGGTGTTCTGGAATCTTGTTTGGAGCTATAGAGCAATACAAATGGTATAAGGCACAATCAATAGTGATCATAACAATAAATGCGTTACGGTCGTCCGTTACCCCGTCCGATGGTGTGAAAATAGTAGCTACATTATACCGTCCAGCTAAATAGTTTTTAATTTGAGCTATCGCCATTAGTTCGGCACTCAAAAGTTTAGTTTCGCTGTAGTTTTCTAGTAAGATGTTTTTGATTTCATTACGAATCAAAACAGCGTAATCGGTGTCTTTTATAAATCGGCTCATTTAAAATCTGTTTTTCTTTTCGCTTAATAATTCCTTTCGGCTTTTGGTTTTTGGTTCGAATTTGGTAACAAATGTGATTTTATTGACTTTGGATACTCCTGATTGTAAAAAATCGGGTCCGTCATCATTAGCACCACTTCCTTTTTCAAAAGCGTACAATTGATCTTCCATCGTTTGAAAGTCATTATTACCTCGGTATTTGGCATTAAAAAACATATTCATTCGTTCAAAATAACCCGCCATGCTTTCAATACGATCAAACTTGTCAATCTTACTTTTTTTATCGGCTGTTACAGGAATGTACCATCCACGCTCATCGCCTTCAGTATCAAAATCATTGACAAAGTCATCCATGGCAAACAATCCTTCGATTTGATAAGTGATGTTATAATCAAGCAGCTTATGGTCTTCGACTAAATCATACAGCCATTCGGCTAATGCTTTTCGGCTGGACTTCCTGAGGTAGCAAAATATTAAATGAAACTCTCTACCAATTTTTCCAACCAATCCCATTCCTTTGTAATCTCCTGCATCTTTATAACTTAAATCGCCATAGAAACACAAAGCGTCATATTTGTCTAGTGTGGGCATTTCTTTGTACTGCATGTATTCAGGTTTGAAAATTTCGCCATCCTGAATATGCACGTGCATGTACTCCCGCATAAAGGAACGGTACGGGGTTTCTTCAAACTTAATTCGCCAGTATTCAGCATTAGTTTTTTCTGGCCATGTTGGTTCAAATGTGTTTAAATCCTTAACCGCTTTGGCCGTTATGATAAAGTGTTTGAACTTTCTTTTTACTGCTTTAGCTTTTTCATTAATCCGTTCAAACTCCTGTTTGAGTTGGTTAATGATGGTGTTTTTATGAAAGTTGTTATTAGCGCAAACAAAACGTTTGCGCTTCGAACCTTCGTCAAATGTTCCTTTTAAATCTTCCCAAACCCAATCATAAGCCTTGCGAGAACGTTTCTCATTGTTGCATAATTCAATACTGTCAACATCATCAATCACGATATAATCAGGGCGTTCAGATTGTTCTCTTAATCCACGAACCGATTGACGAAAACCACGACTAACAAATTTTACTCCGTCTATAGTGCTAAAATCGCCTTCAGACCAATCGCCATATTTATATCGGGTACCATAATCGTTTAGAAGCCTTTGGTTGTACTGCAATTGTGCTTGAACATCTGATATTAGTTTCTTTCCTTTATCGACTGTTTGCCCTATTAAGAGCATAAAAAACAAATCTCCTGTGTAATATAGGTACAAAGGGATTCCCATATCAGCATGTACGGACTTTGCTCCTGATCTGTATATTTCCAATAAGATATCAATGATTTTATTGGAGATTATCAAATCGGCCATTTCAATATGATATGGTGCGCATTTAGATTTTGCGTACATAGGAAAGTAATATTCAAACCACGTCACATAATCTTTTTCCAGCTCCTTGATGCGTCTTAATTTATCGCCTGGGCTTTCATTTATGTTTACGGTAGTAGCTTGCTTTACTTTTCTACAGTGCTCTTCGTATTGCTTTAATATTTTTTCAAACGCTGCTGTCATTTAACTCTCGAGATTGATTTTGTATAACAAGAACTGTTTGTGCCATTCGGTAAATAGTACCGCTGTCTTAGGGTCTTGGTCAGCCATCCAGTTGTCAAACTCTTTAAATACTGAAAAGACTACTTGCACGCTTATTTTATCAGAAAGGCTTTCTATTACTTTATTAATTTTTGCAAGTGCGTCTGCATCTACATTAGATTTTTCGCCGCCTGCTACAAGGATTAATTCTTTTAATAGGATCTCTTTAATCTTGTGGGGTGAAGCGAGCATTTCGGCACGTTTATCATCCCATGCCTTTTCGCCTTCCTTGCCTTTTCTCCATTTACTTAATGTTTGTTCGGATACGTCTAACTGTTCGGCAATCGCTTTTGCAGTCATCCCGTCCTCTACAAACATTCTTTCGGACATTACTTTTTTAGCCTGATTTGTTAGCATTTTCGACATGTAAATTTTTGGTATTAAATAGCAAAAGTCCTTATAAATCAAGGTGTAAACTAAAAATGTTGCAACCCTTGCGAACAATGTTTTTTAAGAAACACAATCATCACATCTTTGCTTCAAAGTTTTAAAAATGATATTTCAAGTACAGGATAATACGATCACAGCCTACGGTGAAATTTGGGACAGAAACGGAATGGAGTTCATTTCGCTATTCTCTGAATTAGAAGCAAAATACAGTCAGATAACTGTAAAGATGCACAGCTATGGCGGTTCAGTTTTCGATGGTAATTTGATTTATAATGCAATCCAAAACAGCAAAAAAGAAATTGATTTTATAATCATTGGTATCGCCGCTTCGATGGCAGCAGTAATCAGTCAATCCCGTACAGACAAAAAACCGAAAATGGTTAGAAATGGATTTATGATGATTCACGCTCCATCTGGCAGTACCTATGGTGGTGCTTTAGATCATGAGAACAACGCTAAACTTTTGCGTTCGATTGAAACTAACTTAATCAATTCTTTTTCTAAAGGGCTTAATAAATCAAAAGCCTACATCGCCAAATGGATGGTAGGCGATAACTGGTTTGATGCTGAAGAAGCATTAAAGGAAGGTTTGATTTCTGAAATTGTGGAAGCCGAAAGCGAAACCATAAGTGCCAGTTATAATCCACAAGAAATAGGAGCTCAAGGAATGTATTATCAATTCACGGCTTTACTCAATCCTAAAAATTCCCAACAAATAAATTTAGATCACAATATGAAACTACCAATTATTCAAGCTCTTTCCTTGCAAGGTGTAAATGAGCAAAGTTCAGACACAGCAGTTATTGAAGCTGTAAAAAAACATTTTGAAGCACAAGCGACTGTAACACAAGGTAAACTTGATGCCGAAATTGCTAAAAGAATTACAGCCGAAACGGCATTAGCTGACCAAGGCAAAGCGGCTATTACTGCGGAACTGGATCAAGCTAAAAAGGAGGGAAAAATTACCCCTGCAAACCAAGCGACTTATGAAGCTATTGGAACGACTTCAGGGATTGAAGCTTTGAAAACGGTACTATCTGCTATTCCTGCTCGTAATCCTATTAAGGCACAAATGCAAAATGCTGGTGGTACTGGTAGTGGTTCTGCTACAGGTCGTGAAGCTTGGGCTTGGGATCAATGGCAAAAAGAAGACTCTAAAGGATTAGAAGCTTTGCTAAGAGAAAACCCAGAAGGATGGCAGGCATTGTATGACGCAAAATACAAGAAGTAAAAACACACATTTAGAAACAACCTTGGCGGGTTAGAATAAATCAATCTTATAAATAATTATGAAAAAAACACGTAAAATTTCAATTCCAGCTATTCTTTGTAATATCTGTTTAGCCATCATTGCAGCTGTATTAATCAGCTTTATAGCCGACTTAAATGCTTTTGCTGTAGCGATGATTATTTTTACTTTAGGTACTGGCTTACAGTTCCTTTTTCCAAACAAAGTAAAAGGTTTACTTTATGCAGGTGTCTATCGTGAGATTTGGACTGGCGAATTAGTCGAATCCTTTCAACCCGAAATTGAAGCTTCGTTTTTAAACGAAATTCCAGACGAAAGTAGACACGTTACATCTTCTTCTAGCGGAGAAAATCAAGTCATTCACTTAGTCGATATTGGCGCAGATCCTGAGGTATTAATTAATAATACAACCTATCCAATTGGTTACTCTACATTGGAAAATGGCGATATTGCTTTCCAGTTGGACAAATTTACGACTGTAGCTACTAAAGTAACAGATGATGAGCTTTATGCTATTACGTACGTTAAAATTGCTGTAGTCAACAAAAAGCACAAGAACGCTATTTTGGCAAAGAAATTTGCAAAAGCGACTCATGCATTAGCTCCACAATCGCATACTGTAGCTACTCCAGTTCTGGGAACTACAGGAGCCACTGTAGCGGGTAAAAAATTAGCAACGGTAAACGATATCATCGATTTAGGTGGTGCATTATCGGCTGCTGGTGTACCTGATGATGGTAGCCGTATTTTGGTTTTGAATACGCTTCATAACACAGGTATTGTGAAAGAAGTAAAAGACTTCTACAAAGATTACTTAAACATCGCTACTGGTCAATTAAGACCATTATTCCACGGTTTCAAAGTGTATTTGTACCACGCCATGCCTTTCTATTTGGCAGCGGATAACACTAAAGTTTCTTTTGGTGCGGTGTTTAATCCAGCGATTCACAACGTAGCTTCAGTAGTGTTTTATGCTCCTGATATGTTTAGAGCTGAAGGTTCTACCAAAATGTACTACGATGAGCCTGATACTCAAAATCAAGCTGCGGCCGTAAACTACCGTCACTATTATTTAGTATCTCCAAAGAAAGCCCGTGCAATTGGTGCTTTAGTAACTGCTAACGCTTAATTCTAAGAAGATGAGTAAAGATACAAACAAGCAAACAGCGGCAACGTTGTTTGCTTCTACTACACACGATGTCCTTTGGGCAAATCCTAAAGGCGAATTTTTCACTTCGGAGAACATTGGTACTTTGAGTTTGAAAGCAGGTCAGAAATTGACCAAATTTGAACGTACTGAAGAAGTTACTGAAGATGATAAAGCAGTTAAGCCTATGACTGCTACTGATGCCATTGCATTTATTCTAAAAGCAGAATCACTAGAAGAATTAAAGCCTTTTGAAACTGATGAACGTAAGACGGTTAAAATCGCTTATGACGGTAGAACAGCTGAATTGGTGGCTAAAATTGAAGTTAGTACTTCTCAAGAAGTAAAAACTGCTGAAGGCACTCAAGAAGGAACCAACGGAAACGAAGACACCGAAGACAAAAAGTAAATTTAAAACCGATTTAAACAATGGCAAATTTAAATGCTGCAGATATTAAAAAAGGCAAAGTAGGTGCCAATAGGCTCAACAATGATAGACGGGTTTCGGCTATCATTGTGAGTTCTCCTGTCATTCCTCTTTTAGCTTTTAAAGAAACGGTTCAATTTTATGGATTGTTTGATGCTGCTCAAAAAGGCATTACTGAAGCCTTTGATAAGGATAACAATGTAAACGTGTATCGTCATGTACGTGAGTTTTATCGTAATGCTGGCGAAGGCGTTTTGTTAAACTTCATGGCCGTGCCGCAAACAGAAACTTTGGTTTCTATTTGTCAAGACACGACAAACGATAAATTAAAACGTTTGTTGATTGATTCTGATTTTAAAGTGCGTCAATTGGCTGTGGCTTTAAATCCAACCGTTGCAGGTGTACCAGTGGATGGCTTAGTTCCTGATGTTGTTGATGCAATTTCATTTGCTCAAGGAATGGCCGAATTGGCTTACAATCAGTTTATGCCAACACATATCTTTTTAGAAGGTTATCAATTGGGTGGTTTGAGCTCTGTAGTGCCTCACTTGAGAGAAATCGAAAATGTAGCTGCTACAAAGGTAACCATGGTAATTGGTCAAGACTGGCAATATGCCGATACTAAGACGGGTATCGCTCAAAAGTTTGCCGATGTGGGAACCGTTTTAGGTGTTTGCGCAGCTGCTGCCATTAATCAAAATATAGGGGACAATGAAGCCTTTAATTTGATGGATGCAAAAAAATCCGCTTGGATGATTCCTGGACTATCGAGCCATCAAAAAAACAAAGAAATATTCGAACAATTACAAACTTTTGAAGACAAAGGCTATGTATTTGGATTGTCTTATGCTGGACTAGCTGGAATTCGCATTAACAACGATCACGTTTGCGCCCCAATTATCATTGATGATGAAGGCAACTTAAACGAGCATACTATTGCTTACGGTCGTGTGATGGATGATTGCGCTAGGCAATTAAGAACGGCTTATTTACCCAAAATCAAAAAGACCTATCCAGTTGACGATTTAGGAAAATTACCTACTGGCGTGCGTGTTTCACTAGAAACGATTGGCGACAATATCTTTAATGATATGGAGAACGCTGTCGAAATTTCGGGCGGTAAAACGACCATTGACCCTGATAGTGATCTTCTAGTTGCTAAAGAATTAAAAGTAGCCTTCAATGTACAGCCAACTGGCGTACTGGGTTATTTGAACGGAACTATTAACTTGAAATCTACCCAATAATGGCAAAAATAACCCGAAACGGAAAAGCCTACGATAGTGCTGATTGTACTGTTTTTATTAATGGTGTACCTCTTGAAGTGACATCAGCTACTTACGGAAACGAACAGGAGCATCAATTGAACTGGACGCTTGGCTCTAATGCAACGAGTTGGAGTAAGGGAAAAATTACTCCTAACGCATCGATAGGAATCATGATGCATGACATCACGCCACTTGAAATGGCAGCCAAAGGAGGAATTTTAAACATTAAGCCTTTTGATGTAATTATCACTTTTACTAATGAATACAATGTTATCATAACGGATAAGCTATTGGTTAAATTCATGAAGGAAGGTCGCGAAGTTACTGGCGAAATGGGGTTAAAGATGGAATACCCGCTGTTCGCTCTTAAAGTCGATTTGAACGTCGCAAATTAAAAAATACATTTCTCTCTTTCATTTTTCTCTGAAAACCCTCTTTCGGGAGGGTTTTTTTAAATCAAATTTAAACACAAAAATATAATGGCTAAAGCTAAAAAAGAAGTAAGTCAAGACGTAATTGACAAAGTAGGCGGTGTAGAATACTTACAACGTGCGTTCCTAAAAGATGAAGTAAAAGGCGTCGAGATAGAAGTTATTGTAAGTGTTCCTGATCGTGTGGTTCTAGGCGAATACATGAAGTATTCACAAGTGAATCCAAAGAAAGCTCAAGAGATTTTAGTGAAAAACTGCTTGCATACTGATGTTGATCAGGTGATGGCATCCCGTCATTTATTTATGGGGGCTGTAGCGGCAATTGCTGAAATTATGCCAATTGGTGAAGTGCGTTTGGGAAAGTACTAGAAGATTGTCCAGGACTGATTGATGAAGACGAATTTGATATTGTTTTTAAAATGGATGCGATGATCAGTCATTTTCTTCATATTCCATTTCCTGAAAAGTTAACAGATGACATTTGGATTAATAAATGGGCTCAAGTAAAATGGTTGATTAAAAAAGGATTAGTAGCTCCAAAAACAGCAGAATAATGGCCATAGACGCTTACAGTAAAGTTTTTAATGATGTAACGGAATTCCCTAAAAACATCACCATCGATTTGGCCGCACGTTATGCGGCCGCTTTCGGAATGATGGCAGCAGGAAAAGCAATCGACCGTGTTTTTGTAGATAAAACAGCCCAAAACGATTACGGTTTTAATGTCTATCCACAACTGTCAAGCGATTTTGAATACGTTAAAATGGAAGTACCTGAAGTAGATACTTTGGAATTTTTTACTGTATTGCATGGCGATAAAGGAAGTCTTTTTGCACCGCCTTTGTTAATGAGTTTTTCTCAAGAGAAATCTTTGATTGAAACCGAGGTAAATGATGATGATCCAATAATCGTTGAGCGATGGGGAACTAAACCTTGGGATATTACCATAAACGGACTGTTGATTGATTTAGAAAAAAGGGTGTATCCAACCGATGAAATTAGAAGATTGAACCAGAACTGGAAGTATAACGGGGTAGTCAAGGTCATAGGAACTCAGTTTGAAGAATTGGATATTGACAGTATTTATTTTCGTTCTGTCAATTTTACTCGAGTTGAAGGGTATTCGGATACGGTTCAATTTTCGATCAATGCCAGTTCTATAAAAGCGGTCAATTTCACATTACTTAAACCTAGAAAAACGGTCGTAGTCGCTTCGAATATCGAATACGCAGGATACCAAGAATAATGAATTATCTCTATTACAATATATCGTTAAATATCACTATTGGAGGGGAATTAGAGTTTGCCGTGGCTCAGTCTATTCATATCGAATCGAGCGTGCAGGTGCTTAGTGATACGGCAAAATTAGAATTGCCCAGGGCTTTTAAAAATGCGGTTGATCAAGTAGGTAACGCAGTCAATATAGCGGGTAAATCTATCCTTGATTTTATGAAGCGTGGTGACTCTATTAAAATTGAATTGGGTTATGATGGAAGGCTAAAAACAGAGTTTGAAGGATACATCACAAAAATAGGGGCTGAAATGCCATTACAATTGGAGTGCGAAGATGAAATGTTTCAACTCAAGAAAGCCCCTAGAGTAACTAAGTTTATCAAATCAGGTAAGCTCATTGATATTTTAAAAGCGGTGGTACCAGCTAAATACACGATTGAGTGTAATGCTGATTACAGTATAGGCAAATGGTTAATTGAGGATGCTACTCCTTACAATGTGCTAGAGGAACTAAGAGAAAAAGCAGGCATACGAGCCTATTTTAAAAACCCTGCCACATTATGTGTTGGGATGATTGTCGATTTCAAAGCAGAAACAACGCATGCATTTAATTTTAGTGAAAATGTAAGGCGTGGCAGTAATTTGAAGTTTATCGAAACTCCAAAACCATTATTGTTAAGTATTGAAAGCAAGCAGGCTAACGGTTCGGTTCTCAAAGTATCAAAAGGCGAAAAAGGCGGTGACGAAAAAACAGTGAAGCTGTGGCCAAATATGGTTAAAGCTGATTTGCAAAAATGGTTAGATGCACGGCATTCAGTTGCAACTAATGATGGCTTCGAAGGAACTTTAGACAGTTGGTGTTATCCAATCACTAAAGCAGGAGATGCGGCGCAATTGTACCGACCTATGTACGAAGATAGGCATCAAGACGGGAGGTATTTTATAGAAAGTGTAACCATTGATGTTAACGGAACAGATGGAATAAAACGATCAAATACATTAAGTTATAAGCTATGAGTGAAGTGGACGAAATTTTAAAACAGGCGATTGTCGCACTGGGTAAAAAACGTAAAAAGTTCACGCTGATAGTTGGCGCGGTAAAAGCAATTGAAGGCGATACTTGTACGGTAGATGATTATGAAGACGTACAGCTGAATGCCATAATTGAGGATTTAGATAGCCAATTTACGGTTTATCCAAAAGTGGGTTCTAAAGTGGTCATTGCTCGACTGGATGATTCAGATTCAATGTTTATTATTCGACATTCAGAAATAGAGAAAATAACGATTAAGATTAATGATCAGTTATTTGAAATGAAGGACGGAAAGTTTACTGTTAAATCAGGAGAGTTAAGCCTTAAATCGATTTTAAACGATGGTTTTGACCAATTGACTAAAGCGGTTATAATGACACCTTCGGGTCCTGGGAAGTTTTCGGCTGCTGATGTAGCAATATTTAATCAATTGAAAACCAAAACCAATCAATTACTAAGCTAATGGCATTAAACGATAACGCATTTAAAGCGGAAATAATCGCTTTGCAGGATGAAATGATTACAGCTGTTGATTATGATCAAGCTAAAGTTATTTATGCTGAAAAATTAATGACAGCTATTAAAAATTATATCAAATCAGGAACTTTAAAAACAACGGTTAGCACAACAGGAACCGCAGCGGCTCAAACTGGAACAGGAACTGGAGCAATAACATAAATATGAGACAAGATATATTGAGAGACGATACAGGAGGTTTGGCTTTTGCTGATGGCGATTTTGCCACTGGCCAAAGCGATCAACAACACGTTGAAGATATTCTAGACTTGCAACCAGGAGAATTAAAAGAATTCCCTTTAGTAGGTTTTGGTGCGATCAATTATATCAAAAGAACTATTACTGCGGCTGAATTTAAACGTGATTTAAAAGTACAGTTAAATATGGACGGCTACGCAAATCCTATTATTGATATCAGCAACGGAATTGAAAATTTAAACATTGAAATATGAATGAAATAGTAATCACGTTGTTAGGAATTTTAACGACAGCCGCATCAGGTTATTTGAGTTTTTTGTTTGCGAGAAGTAAATACAAGCAGGAAGTCGAAAAAATAAAAGTAGAAGTTTTACAAGCTCGTGAAAGTGCCGATACAATAGCGATTGATAATGATATAAAACTATCAGGACATTACAAGGAAATTCTTGATGATCTAAAATCTCGATACGAAAGCAGGTATAAAGAATTTGAAGGCTTAATGAAGCGAAAAATTGATATGCTAGAGGAAGAATTGAAATTAAAAGACCGTAAAATAAAATTGCAACAGCAAGAAATAACCGAGTTGAAAAGAGAAAATCGAATTCTAAAAAAAGTACATGGAAACATCAGTAATAGTCTTAAACAGTCAGAGCCTACTTGATATAGCGATACGCTATTTGGGAACGGTAGAAGCGGCACTAGACATTGCTGTTCTGAACAAGATTAGTATTACTGAAGACTTAGTACCTGGGCAAATTTTGGAGCTTCCAAATGTCGACTACGGATATCAAGAAATAGTTACTTTTTTTAATGCAAACAAAACGCAGCCTGCTACTGCTTTGAGCGACGACAATAAGGCGATTATTGAAGGCGATTCAGGTATTGGGTTTTGGACAATTGAAGATAATTTTATAGTACAATAACATGGCACGACCTTTAGCAACAATACATAAATTAATGTTAGATGATATCGCCTCAAGCGAGGTTTTGTCTACCAAATTAATTTCATCAAGTTTATATGCAGTTTATAGAAACTTTACTTACATCGTAGCCGTCGCAATTTTTATTTTCGAAGGCTTGTTTGATCAAGGCAGGAAAGAAGTTGATGATAAAATTTACAATCAAAAGTCCGGGCGTTTACCTTGGTATAGAACAATGGCTTTAGCGTTTCAATTTGGTTTTGATTTAGTACCAGATAAAGACTATTATAATAATGGTAATGCTACTACTGAAGAAATTGAAGCTTCAAAAATTATTAAGTATGCTGCTGTTGTAGAATCGGATACTGAAAGTAGGATTATTATAAAAATAGCTGCTGAGGTTGATGGAGTTCTAAGTGATTTTACAGACCCTACACAAGTGGAAGCTATTGAAGCTTATTTTAAAGAAATCAAATGGCCTGGGCTAATCACAATAATTAATTATAAGGCTGATCAATTGTATTTGAACATTCAAATCAAAAGAAACGCACAATTAATTGATAACAACGGATTAAGTATTGCTGATGCTAATTATCCAGTAAATGAAGCTATAGCCGAATTTATGAAAGAGTTACCCTTTAATGGTGAATTAAGACTTTCGGCACTTGTAGATAAATTGCAGTTGATTACTGGAGTAATTGATGTGACACTTTTGAGTGCGCAATCGGCTTGGATTAATCCTGCGATTAACGGTTACGATACACCACAAAATATATTTATTTCTAAGGTTGCGGTGAGTGGTTATTTCAAAGTAGTTAATTATAGCGGTATAGCGTATGTGGTTTGATATTGATTGGTATAAATACGGTGGTTCGATGTTACCTACCAAGTGGCGGGATAGTACTACGGTGGCTTTTGTAAAGGTATTGTTAAAGCCAATTAATCAGGTGTATTATTCTTGGTTCAATTGGCGAATTGATAACATTTATAAGCTCGAGCATACTGGACAAATATGTTCGTTGCGTGGTTCATTAAATGACAAATTTGACCCAATTGACAGGCGGATTTATATAGGCGATGGACAACAGAACCCAACTACTTATATCTATACAGAAGCTGAGTCTCAAGACGTGTTTACGAATACTGAAAGCGAAGGAAAAGACGGGACATTATTCGTTTACACCGAAGCCGAAACGGCTGATACAGGACTAGACTTTATAGTTTATGTCCCCTTCGAAATTTTGAATAGAGAAATATACGCCATAAAGGCTCACATCGAATTTTATAAAGAAGGCGGCAAACGGTACGCCATAATAGGAACATAATATGAACTTAACAAATTTTGTGCAAACAGGTGGTTTCCCAGTCAAAGCCGAAAGGCTACAGGAACTTCAAACTGCCTTTTCTGTTTTTAACGAATTGGGTTTTTTGGCGGGCAACTTGACTATTTTATCAGGTTGTAACCTACTTGGAACTAGCATAAGTGACGGCTATGTTTTTATTAATGGCGAAGTCTTGAAGTTTAAGGCGGGATTCATTAGTGCGGATGTGATTGTCATTCAAAATGAAAGTGCTAAAGAGTTTGAAAATGGTGAAGTAAAAGCGGTGCATTATGAACGCTACGCTACTTTTGGAACTAATCTAGACGCTTCATGGCCTTGGGAAAGTTTTAAACGCCCTGACCCTATTACTGTTTTGATGGCTCGAATTAGTTTACTCGAAAAGAAGACGGCTATTTTCACTCAGGGAGGCGTTGCATTCCCTTGGCGAAAGCCAGCTAATGAAATCCCAGCAGGATTTCAAGAGTGCAATGATTTAAGAGGTAAAACGATTGTTGGTTATGACGAAAATCAGCCCGAATTTAATGCAATTGGAAAATCTGGTGGAGCAAAAAATAAAACACTGTCGATTGCTGAAATGCCAGCGCATAGTCACACATATCAAAAAGCTAAGATTGGACGTGGGTATGATTTTCAAGATAGAACGCCGCCTCTAAGTAGTTTAGAAACTGCAGATACATCGACAGTAGGAAGCGGTCAAGCATTTTCAATATTAAACCCGTACAGAGTAGTATTATTTATAGAATTTATAGGATAAAATTATGGCATCATTAGCACAAATATACGATTGGTTTATGACAAGCAAAAAGCCTACACAAGCTCAGTTCTGGGCATCGTGGGGTAGCTTTTGGAATAAGGGTGAGACAATCCCACAAAGCGCAATTTCTAACCTTACGGCCAGCTTAAACGCTAAGGCGGAAAAGTCGCAAATAGACGGGCATTTTACTGATGCGAATGCGCATGCTTTGGAGTTTTCAGCCAAAGAAGATAAGGTAAATAAAGGAGTTGCGAACGGATACGTTCCGCTTGATGAGTTTGTAAAAATAGCCAGCCAATATTTAAATATTGTAAATGATCTTGTGACTGGCGGTGCAACGTCATTGTTAAGCGCTGAGCAAGGCGTTGTTTTGCAAACACAGATTGATGGTATTAATATATTGCTGTCTTCTGACGACATTAATTTAGATACGGTTCAGGAAGTAGTTAACGCAATAAAACAAGTAGAGACTTCGCTGGAGACTATTCTTGTTAATGATTTGACTACGGGCGGGGTTACAAAAGCATTAACAGCTGAGATGGGGAAAAGTTTAAAAATCTTGATTGATAATAAACTTTCTACCTATATTAGTTCAAGTCAATCAATGAGTTTTGCACAAAGAAAAGATAGGACTCTCTATGGTATTATTGACCAATATACTGGTGAAGAAATAACATTTTCTTTAGCTACAAAATATTATGATGGAAGTAATCTCAATTTGTCAAAAGTTGATGGCGTCATGTATATAAATATTGGCTCCGAATTTTTTAAAAGAGATATAAATGATATTATAGATGTTCGATGGTTTGGTGTTAAAGGAGATGGAATTACAGATGACTCCGCTGGGTTAATAAAAGCTTTGACTTTCTCTTCAGGTCTAAATGTAAGATGTTTTGTCCCAAAAACAACAGATTATTATCATGTGTCAAAAACAATTAGAGTGCCATTAGTGTCAGGGCAGGTTCTTGATGTTTTTTCAAATGGTGCGTTAATTAAGCCTAATGTAATTCCGGTAAATGCATCTATTTGGAATCTTACTCAATTTAGAGAGCATAATTTATTCTCTTTCGGACCGACCGGAACTGGTAGTGATGTGAAATTGGCTTTTACAAATAATTCAAACATAAGTATTCATATATCTGGATTTGAGTTTGATTATTCTATAATACCGTTTATTGAAAACACTATTAACTATGATGCTGATATTGGAATTGCCCTTCAATTATCAGCTGAGAATATTGTTATAAAAGATGTTTTAATTTCTAATACTCAGGGATATGGTATTAGAAATCATGGAACAAAATATTCAGAATATCGCAATATAAGATGTTTAAATGTTGGTGGAAGAGGCCAGACGGTTGCAGGTTCTGGAGTTGATAAAGACGCATATGGTGATGCTTATTATTTTTCTTCATGTGTTGATCAAGCTAATATTTCTCTAGAATATTGTATAGCAAAAGGAATACAATCGTACGTAAAACGGTCAAGAGTAGCGGTGACTTTTGAATATGGAATTAATAGTTCCTCTTTAAACATCAAAGGGTGTGTTTTTCAAAAGTATTCAAAAATGCTTCATATCGAAGAAGAAGGAGGTGTTTTAGCACAGATAACAACCACAATTTTTAGTGATTTTAATTTCATGGTTGCAAATACTTTAACGTTGACTACGATCTGCAATTTTAACAACTGCAAAGTAACTTTGACCTCAAGAGACACTGAAGAAAATGGAAGTTCTTTTATCTCAGGATTATTTAGTGGCGCAAAAGCTAAAATACATTTTGAAAATTCAACATTTGATCTTAATAACGAATTAGGTGCCCAGATAACATGCGGAGGAGTTAGTAATTTTTCTAATTGTTATTTTAAATTCAATAATAAAAATCAATCGTTTTCTTATACCGATGCTATTTTCCAGAGCTGCACTTTTGATAGTTTTGGAGGAGTGAATCCTTCTTTTATATTTGGAAATTATGAACTTGTAAATCCAATTTTTATCAATGCTTATGGTAGCATCAGAAACAACCAGGTTAACTCATCGTTAAATCTTAAAGGGAATAATTTGAATTTGGTGATAAATGACGTATTAGATTCTTTTTATAACATATTTTCAGATTTCAATAAAACATCTAAATATGTTAGAATAGACAGTACTGCCACGCCATATAGTATAACAATAAATTCAACGACCTGTCAATCTCCATTATGGAAAAGTGCTTCTAGATTATCAGTCATTATTTATGGTACTGATATTTCACCTTCTAGAGACTTTTCTAAAGATAATTATACTTCAGGTTTCTCAAGCACTGGAGGAGGCTTATATATTGTTGATTTTAAATTTAATGGTGTCAACTGGGTTGTTGTTGGAGTGCCAAGTTTAATTGGTTCAGATTCATCTTCAATTGGAATGAAAATAAAAACAACAGATGGAGGTGTAACATGGACTCGAGGAGATACTGCTTCTCAAAATGTATACGGATATAATGTTATTATAGTTCCAAAAGAAAAGCGAAGTTATTTTGAAACATTTTAGTATTAAAAAAGTCGTACGGAGATATGAAATCACCACGCATAATATAGAATTACCAGGAGGGCGGGAAGTAAAAATAGTCCTCCGACATTAAAAAATATTTCTCAGGGATTCATTTAAAATTACGACACCAAAGCCGATCAAATAAGTATAATTAAATTAATAAATTTTTAAAATAGGAATAAATGATACAATTATCACCTTTGGTTGTTTTCCCAATAGCCGGGCATCACAATGCTGATCCCGGAGCGGTTTACAACTCGATAAAAGAAGCTGACAAAACAAAAGAGCTTCGCAATTTAGTGTCAAAGTATTTGACTTTGAAAGCGCACAAACACATTATGGATAATGATGCAAAAACGAATAGACAGTTACAATCCCGCATAAAGCCGGGTTCTGGCAGTGTTCTAGTAGATCATCATTTTAACGCTTCCTTAAATCCAGCATCCACAGGCGTTGAGGTAATTGTTGCCAATACTGCCAATGCCAATAGTAAAGCTTTGGCAAAAGAATTAGCGGACGGAACGGCTCGTGTTTTAGGTATTGCCAATAGAGGTGTAAAAACGGAAAAGGATACCGCTAGAGGCAGTATAGGAATTCTAAATCTTAAAGCAGGAATAGCGTGTTTGGTTGAAGTGTGTTTTTTATCCAATCCAAACGACATGGCAAAATATGAACTGAGAAAGGATGAGTTAGCTAAATTCTACGCCCAAACCTATATCAAATACGATGATTTAGTATGAAAAAATTACTCTGTATCATCGTCCTTGCGCTGTGTTTGGGTTGCAAAACCAAAACGGTAACGCTTGAGAAAACAAGCGAAATTGAAAACAATAGTTATCAAAAACACTTTGATTCCTTAGTTCAATTAGTCACAAAAAGCCAGTTGGATTACAGCAAAAGTCAAAGTTTAGTGAATCGTAATTTGTTTTTGCAAAGTGTTCCGGTTCTGGACAGTATCGGCAACAGAAAGCCACTGATTTACAAACATTTTATTGATGGCAAATTAGCTGAAGAGATTTATTTAGAAGGTGGCGAATTGACCCAGTCAAACGAAACCAAACAATCTAATGAATCCGAGCATAAAGATGAACTAAAGTCTGAAAAAGGACGCTTTGAAAGCGATGTAGGAATAGACGCTGCAAGCGAAAAAGCAACTAAAAAGAAGGCTAAAAAAGCGGAAACGAAAGGGTTTCAAGCGGGTTTTTATGTTTGGTTGTTTGCTATCATTATTGCACTTGTAGTGTTGGGATGGCTGGCTAAGAAATTCAAGCTAACGGAAAGGTTAAAAACGGTTTTCAAACCGAGTGGAGGTTAAAAATAGTCCTCCGACAATTAAAAAATCTTTCTGAGGGATTAATTTAAAATTACGACACCAAAGCCGATCGGAGGACATAAGTCTTCTGTTCGGCTTTGGTGCTTTTATTTTAATCCCTCAGAACTGCAAATATAGTACAATCAATCATCAATCAAAAAACGAATATGAATAAATCAATCAAAAAAATGAAAACAAAGAAATTTACACAGGCTCCGTTGCCATTTATGGGGCAAAAGAGACGCTTTTTAAACCAAGTTAAGACAGTTTTGAGTAACTGCCCGGATAATGCCATATACGTTGACTTGTTCGGCGGTTCAGGCTTATTATCGCATACCGTAAAAAAGCATTATCCTAATGCAATAGTTGTTTATAATGACTATGATAATTATAGATTACGTCTTCAAAATGTAGATTATACGAATAAGTTAATCGCTGATATTAGAGCTATTTTGGTAGATAGTCCAAAGGACAAAAAGATTCAATCAAATGAAAAAAGACTTATTTTAAAACGTGTTTTAACAGAGGAACAAACTATTGGATATGTTGATTATATAACGCTATCTAGTAGTATTTTGTTTAGTATGAAGTACGTTCAAAGCTATAAGGAACTGGAAAAGGAAACGCTTTATAACTGCGTTCGTATGAGTGAATACGTCACTGATGGTTATCTTGATGGTTTAATTGTTGAAAGCGCTGATTATAAAGATTTGTTTGCCAAGTATAAAGATGATAGTAATGTAGTGTTTTTAGTTGACCCTCCATACCTAAGCACTGATGTTGGAACATACAAGAACTACTGGAAACTGAAGGACTACCTTGATGTGCTGGACGTATTAAACGGTACTAACTACTTGTATTTTACATCTAACAAGTCTAATATAATTGAGTTATGTGAGTGGATGGCCAACAAGCCTGCTTTGTACAATCCTTTTGCAGGTTCTACAACCAGTACAGTAAACAATCAAGTGAATTTTAGTGCCAGCTATACCGATATAATGCTGCATAAGGTTAACTATGAATTTAAATAGGTTTTAAACCCTGTTTAAACATATTGCAAAAGCCCTCAAATTCGAGGGCTTTTATTTTGTATTTTTGTTGCCAAACCTGTTTGCGATTTTTGCATATTTGGTTTTGCCGATTATAACCGTAAAGAATTAATACGATTTTGTAAATATTTTGCTAAGACATTAAAGAAAAATAAAAACATTGAGTTAACTAGAATTAAAGATGTTAGTAGGCAAGATGTATCAAATTTTTATTCTTGGGCTGATAACCATTATAATCCGAAAACATTTAATAAATGTTTGAATGGAGTCAAAGGTTTCTTTGATTTTCTCATAGATATTGAAGAAATTGAAATGAAGAATCCTTTTAGAAAATATTCTCGGAAACAGATACAAAAAACAAATATTGATTCTGTTACCAGAGAAGAGTTTATTAAAATTCTTGAGGCAGTAGATACATTTAGTCCTTTTGTTGTTCTTGGGGGTAGAGGAGAGCGGAAAAACATGTTTAAACCGTATTTGAAAGATGGTTTTAGATTGTTTTTGTTAACTGGTGGAAGGCGAGAAGAAATTGTAGATCTGCGTTGGAGTCATATTTATGTATCTGTTAGTGGAGTGAAATTTTTTAGAATCCAAAATTTAAAAGTGGAGCGAAACCTCAATATTGATGGATTATATAAATACATTCCAATAAATTCTGATTTGTTTGACTTACTGGTGGAGATGGGCTATCATGAAAAAAAGCAAACTGACAATTATATTTTATTACCTGAAAGAAAAGTCAAATCAAAAACAATTATGGATTCAATTTCAAAATCCTTTACACATTATAAAAATGGAGCGGGCATTGAAAAAGATATTAGTTTGAAAAGTTTAAGGAAAACATACATTACATGGGTGCATCAAGTAATGCAAAAAGAAACAGGGTTGCTAACTTCACATTCAACTGCAAAAGTATTGGAATCATATTATATAGATCCTCAAATTTTATCGGTAGTTGAAAGGGGGGCTGTCGAAATAAAGATATTTGGACAAAATTCCTCACTCTAA